CAGGCCGCAAAGCGATGTTGGGCACCTTTTGGTGTGTTCCAACTTCACACTGATAAGGGTAAATCGAAAACCCAGATTGATGCCTTTAAGAAAGAGATTAAGCCTGGAATGTCAATCGTTACTAATAAACGTGTTGAAGGTAAGGTTTACGACCTCAAACCTGACCTCAATGGACTTGTTCGTGCAGAGGAAAAGGTGGATGAAGAAATCATGGGTAATTGGCAGATGCCAAAAGCTCTACTCTCCAGGGAGAAAACCATGACAAAAGCAACACTTGAGTTTTCTCTGCACGCTCTTTATGCTGGACCCGTTGCTGGTGTACAACGTTATTACAAGAGAGAGTTGGAGAAGCAGTGGTATGACAGAATATTATTGGCTGCCGGTTACGACCCAATGGTATATAAAGTGAAACATCTCTGGAATCCGATGGTACTTGCAGATGCAAGTCTAATAAGAGCCCTTACTGATGCTGTAGCTAAAAATGTAATTACCAAAGCAGAGATGTATAGGATGTTGGGGTGGCAGTATTACGGACATCAGACTGAAGATGGTAAGGGACCTATCCCTGAGGAGGCGATATAATGCCCGAATGGACGTGTGAATGTATTGAGTGTGGCTACAAAATGGAGACCGAACGTCATTGCAACGAGATTAAGTGCCCAGAGTGTGGGGGCGATATGAGGAGAGCCGAGAGACCTGGCCCCGGACAAAAGAAGATGGCACTTGATTGGAGTAAACTGATATTCGGTAGTTACTCTCCAGAAGAGATAGCTAAGGCTGTAGACGACCAGGAATGGCAGGACTTCAGAGAGTCGTTAGAAGGAACATCTACCGATGAGAAGTATGAAGCTCTGTTGAACTGGATGAAGAAACATAGACAGTCGAAAAAGGCCAAAATTCAAGTGACTAACTATGTTAACGCTCTCGCTCGTGGAGGGATTATCGTGTTGCAAACATGTCCCGCTGGATGGGTATGGGATGATGACATGGGGAAGTGTGTCGAAATGAAGTCTCTATCACAAACAATGGATGACGACCTTTATGACTTAATTGCAAGTCTTCCTATGGAAGGCAAGGTCAAAGTCCTTATGGAATTTGCTGAAAAGGTTGAGTACGATGATAAGAGAACACTTCCATATCCCAATGAACATGCTTGCCGTAAGAAACAACCCGGACAGTTCGATAGCTTCTATAGAACGAGCAGAACCAGTAATGGTAAGCGTTACGATATCATCTGGGGAATCAAAGACAACAAGGCAACAGAACAAGCATATCGTTACCCGAAGGATATTTGGTCTGTTGAACAAGCGAGGTCACATTGCAAGAGACATCATGGAATATCGTTTGAACCAGCGAAAAATGTTCACAGCATGATGATTTGGAGTAACGTTGACCCTGAAGAGAAGTATGTGCTGTCTGAGGAAGCAGTTACCAATGGAGATATCCCTCCTGTCGGAATGAGCGGTATTCCAAGTGAAATGGAAAGTAAGATTCCGAAGAGGTTCATTTGGTGGTTAGCCAAAGACCCAGAAACAAGAGTCAAACTCAGAGATGCCTATTTAGAAGCTACAACCAATGTGGTCAAGATATTGCATCAATACGATGAAGAAAGATTCCTGATTGAATGTGGTAACTGTAATTACTACTTGGCTAGATTCTTTGAACAGCCTGAAGAGGGTAAAGAATTGACGATGGCTGATGTCTCTGATAGGATTGCAGTTGAGAAACCAGATACGAAGGACTTCGTTCTCATGCATCACTTTTGGAGGGGAATCAAATCGTTTGGTGGAAAGCCGACGACTGAACACTTCGACTTATTTATAGGAGATGAACAACTTGTTTGTCTAACTAACCCATCAGCAGGTGAAACTGTTGCTGTCAGTCGCAAGCCATATAGTGTTAGTTTCCATGAGAAAGGAGCTAATGACTATGATTACATTGTGCCTGGTCAACCTGGCAACCCAACAAGGAATACGCCTTCGTGGGTAAGGCAAATGGATGCCGGTCAAGTGACATTGGTCGAATCAACAAGGCAGTCTAAGATATTTGATTTCAAAGGCAAAAAGTTCAAGGGGCGATATCAATTATCTCGTGAAGATGAAACTCGCAACATTTGGAAGATGCAAAAGATTCAGTCGCCTACTCTCAAGATGGCATTAAGTGAAGGTGAGTCTATTCATAAGGCCAACATTCATATGTCGTTGACTGGATTCCACATGGATGGAGACGATATGATTGTTGAGGGGACTGCGCTTTCCTATGGTGTTTGGAATGGTGAATACTTCCCTGAAGAAGCAATCATGGATAGGCCTGAAAGAATTGTGGGTATTCCAATTGCCGTTGGTTCACATGCGACTCAAAAGAATTCAGGAAAAGTTGAAGAGTTCAAAGCAACAAATGGTTCCATCTGGGTAAGTGCAAGAATTCCTAAAGAGTTCTCGGTTGAACAGGAAAGAGTTCGTTCCGGAGAATTCGTTGGATGGTCTGTTGAAGTTGATGTTGTTGCAAACGAGAAGCGCAGAATCATCATGAAGATTCTAGGATATGATAGAGTAGTACTCGTGGATATGCCTGCGTGTACTGTATGTACCTTAGGAGCAGCAAGTTAGGGGAGGTTCCATTGGAGCTATCGGAGGCGTTTAAAGACGCGTACGTAGGTATAACTTCAAGTAAACGTTTAAAGGGTATTCGACTCAATCCTTACATTGAAGTTCGTGGTGAAAAACCAACATTACAGGAACTTCAACTCGTGTTACTTCAAATGAGTATTGGTTGTACCATTCGTAAGAATTTTCTGAGGATTCAAGGAATACAGAACTGTAAGATTATTTCTCCTTTTACAGAGCATCAGTGGTTTCGAGAAGCTATATTGCTTTTTGAGAAGGGAGAGCACCTGACTAAAAAAGGAAGAGAAAAAATACTAGAATTGGTGCCTCGAAGCGAAAAGACGCGGATTAAACGACACCGGATTGAATACTCCCAGACATAGCGGGCCCGGGCGTCTTGATTCACCCTTCACATACATTATATATACTAAATGCGATATAGGAATTAATGGTGAAGTTCTTGGAACCAAAAACACCTGAACCCAAGCCAGACGAGTCAGAAATTTTGGAGCCAGCCTACCCTCCTCAGGAGCCGGTTGACACTAAAATGAAGCCTCAGATGGTAAACGGTGCAGACGTTGAGCAAGTTCTTATTCTTCCAAAGGGCTTCAAGACTGAGTACCCTGTTGTTGCAGCAATGCAACATGAGAACGCCGAACTGAGGAAACAAGTCGCTGCGGCCGAAACCAAAAACAAGGAGCTTAGCTCCAAGTTGGAGGAAACGACCAAAGCATTTTCCGAGTTGACCAAGAAAGTTGAGTCAGAAAAAACGAAAGTCCAGACCGAGCTGGCGTCCCAGATAGCTTCTCTCAGAATTGAGAACGGAACTATCAAAGACGAGGAAAAGGAGGAAGCCGTAAAAACGCTTTCTGCTTTGCCCTCTGACCAACTGAACGTGATACTCGAGGACACACGCAAGCTTTCCAAAACACCGACAGAAACACCCAGTCCTGAAATTCCCGCCGAAGATGACCCTGCTCGGAATCTTTCCGAGAAGGACCAAAAGAAGCGGGAACTTCGCAAGAAACTATTCGGGTACGAGGAAGTAGGAGGCGCTACAAATGGCTGATGCACAAGGAGACATTTTCCGCGTTGATGGTCTTGTTGTAGAAGAAGTCTACACCAAGACGAATGTAGCTGTTGCCAAGGGCGAGGTCCTTGTTTTCGATACAGATGGTTATGCCATATGTACCGCTGCAGCAGCTGCAGGAACCAAAGCATACATGGCTCTTTCAGGAGCAGCAGCAGTAGCCGCCACCCGCAACAAGATTACCATTATGAGACAGGGTTACGGCCGTGTCTACAAAAAGACAGGCGGTGGAGCCTTAGACCAAGGAGACACACCAACGTTTGACGACGATGGTGCCTTGACATCTGGAGGTAACGCCGTAGGAAACATGGTAGTTGCGAAAGACGCCGTCGATGACGACGAGTTTTATGAAGTATACACCGGGTGAACGCCATGGGAAAGATAATTGTTGCTGATGACATACCTGACGCAATGAAAGCTGAGATAATTGCCGAAGAGGTAATTGTTAAGGCCCGAGCCGATTACAACTTGAGAAAGTTGTGTCGTATCATGACTATGGATACCATCACCGGAAAGGTGCCAGTACAGACTAATCTCGCCGGTCAGGAAAAAGTTCCTGAGTTGACGGAGGCAAAGCTTTCAGCACTGAGCTTTACACAGGTCGAGTTCGACATGTGGAAGAATGTGGTTCATGTGGCTGTCTCGAAAGAGGCAGAACTTAGGTCCAAGCAGGACCTCATGCAACTCTCAGTGATGGATGCTGGCCGTGATGTAGCGCGTATGGAAAACAAGCAGATTGCTGAGATGATGGACGGTGCGACCGCCCTCACTGGAGCCGATTGGTCTAATGACGCGAATTCGCCAATGAAGAATATACTAGAAGCGATTCGTGTTTTGGGCGATGCAGGCTACAAACCTCAGTATCTGGCCCTGCCTAACGCAGTGTATGAGGCTTTCGCCGGAAATGCACTTGTGGTTCAGGCTTACATGCGCGGTGCTACAGTAGAAAAGGGAATGATACCTGGAGTTCTAGGCCTCGAGATTCTCGTGGACCAGAACCTTACCAACAAGCAAGGTTGGGTTGTTGACCAGCGGGCGCCTGCGTTCGCTCTTGGTGATGGCCCTGAACTTGTCACAAAGTATCCGGGCGGTCCCAAGTTCTATGACGGCTATGCCATTGGTGACTTCCTCGAACCTAAATTGGTTATTGCTGAAGGTTCCCGAAGGCTCACAGGTCTGCTGCCGTAGGCATGATGTGAACTCCATGGCGGTTACCGTTCAAGATGTCCGTGATTACCTTAATGGTATTACAGAGAAGGAGCTTAAAACTCCGACGATAGAGATTCAAATCAAAATCGCGGAGGACAAAGCTTCTGAATTGGGCATCGGCTCTAATGAGACGTTCATCTTGAAGTGGGCCGCCTGGAAATCTTTTTTATCTTCCGAATTAATTTCACAAATTAAGATTCATGACCTCACAGCCAAGAAAGATTTGGATGCGAGGATTCAAGGTCTCAAGGATGCAGTTGATGAAGTACTGGAAAGCCTTGATGGATTAGTAGTTGAATCAACACCAATGTTTGACGATAGACCAATTGATGATAGTGAAGGGCGAGCTACTTGCTGGCCTGATTAACGAATCCGAATTACCTCCCCCCTTTTTTTTTGGAAAGGGGCACTTCGAACACCGAGGTGGGTCATACGCCAAAGATGGAAATCATCGACATAACATATGTCGACACAGGGGAGTTAGCAAGAGGCATAGAACACGGAAGCCGTAAGGTAATCGAAGCTCTCGCAAAAAGGGGAGTAGAAATTTTACGGATGTATTTTGAAGAGGGGGGTCCAAGCGATAGGCCTTGGCAGGAACTTTCTGAAATTACGATTGCGATGAAAGGTCATTCCACCAAGCTTAGAAAGTCAGACGCAATGATGAGTGCTATTGCCGCAAGACAAATTAGCGATAAGGTTTGGGAGGTAGGAGTTTATGATGAAAAGGCGGCAATCCATGAATTTGGTTGTATAATACCAGTAACATCAGCCATGCGTGGATATATGGCATCCCAAGGTTTTCCATTAAGTGCTAATACTCAATTTATTGTTATTCCAGCTCGACCATTTATGGAGCCGATGGTTAGGCAACTAATTGAGGAATTACCTCAAATCGAGAAGGAATATATGACTATATTTGATAAACTTGGCAAGCTGTTCGGGAGGTAACATGTTAGGCGATGCTATGCTTCCATTTCGAGGTTTGGAACAAAATCTCAAAGTTCGTGAAAAAGCTGCAACTACTTGGGACGAGGGATATGCTGAGCCTAATGAGAATTACGAGAAGACGTTTCTGGGGATTATCGTTGACCGGTCTGAGACAGTAGCAGAGATGCCAGGAATTCGAAGGGATACTCCTAGGCGGCTTCTCTATGTGCGTCTTTCACAAGATTGGGTGCCCGACCTTCAACAAGATGATATTGTGATTGATGAGCATGATGACAAGTGGAAGATAACTGAACGATTCGATTACGACGAAATTGCAGGATGCAAAGTATTTGGTGTTTCACGTGTTGAGCCCTGAATTAAAGAGTAGAGTTTACAACATGATTCCGACCGAATTCGAGGTCAAAGGACAGACTATCACTGTTCCTATTCGATATTCGAATCAATGGGAATTAGATGTGTGGCCTGTGATTATTTTAGAGTATACGATTATCACTGGTAATGTCTTTGTTCCCTTAAATAGACGCAGACGAGTAACACCCTATCGGACGGATACAATTACCTTTGTCTCTGGCACGTCTTTGTATGACCTCTCCCGAACGAAAGTGAAGGAGATAACCGAAGTGAAGGGAATATTGGGAGGATTAGTTCATACTTTCGTTGATGGTACTGACTATCAGTTAACTGGTGACCAAATCGAATGGTTAGGTGTAGATGAACCGGATGATAGTACAGAATTCGATGTTACATTTATCGCGAAATGGATAAACGTTTTGCTTGGTGGGGAGAAGTTTGATAATCTTTCAGTGAACATCTATACGAAGGATTACGGTACGAAGGCAGCTGGAAACTTTATTAATGGAGTATATCTTGCAGATTCGATTGCAGGACAGCTTCATAAATTCTTTGAGTTCGAAGCAGAGAACTCAGTTGACTTAGTCATTGTCACACAACCGGACATAAGGAACCTAGATGCACTTGCACCGGGTGAGTACCACAGAAGGCGTCAATTTGACGTCCACCTACGACACCTCGAGAGTTATGAATTAGAACCAGTTGAGGATGTTGAAGAAGTTGAAACGGAGGTGCAAATAGCATGAAATGGGAAATAAAAGCAAAGACGGGCGTCCATCTTCTGTGTTTCGGGAAGATTCTGTCTGCTGGCAAAACAATAACTCATTTGGGTGAACTCCCAGATGAGGTTAAGAGGGCCAGACAACAGGGTCTGGTTTCCGTTACACGGATAGACGCCAAAGAGCCCGCCAAGCCAAAAAGCGAGTCGAAGAAGGAGGAGAAGAAGTCTAAGGTAGAACTACCCGACAACTTTGATGACCTCAATCGAGATGAGCTTGATGGCATTGCTAAGGAACTTGGATTAAAACCCGAGGACTACAGCAATAAGGCCAAAATCAAAGCTGCAATCAAAAAGGCCATATAAGCGGATGAGAAATAGTGAACGCTCTGTAAAATCGGAGGAATAAAAATGCCACAAGACCCAATAATAATTGACACAACGATAGAGGCTATAGGTGCAACCATACCGGACTACGGTATCGTACTTGTACTAGGTCGAGATGCTGGTGGAACCCAATCAGACAATGACCCAATCAAACTGACCAATCTTGCCGACGTTGCTACATACTTTGGTAGTAGCACAGACATATATCAGGCAGCACAAGCATTATTCGCACAGGGTGTAGCGGAAGCTTACTTTATGCGAATGGCCCAGACAGCACATTTGGTGGAATCTGTCACCAAAGGTTCATTACAAACTCTTGCAAATACTAGGGTTGCTGGTCATCCAGAACCCCTAATTGCTGCAACTGAGATTGTGTACACGGGTGGAATACCATCAGACCCGGGTGCTGGAAAGGCTATGCTTAATACATCCACGGGCCAGATATTCGTCAATGGTGCAGGCAGTGCAAATATTGACTACTACACACCAGACTGGACAGACATTGTCAATGCTATCAAGGAACTTGAAGTCGCAATCGTGGTACTGGCTCAGAGCCCAATGTCATATCAGTTCTTTTCTGATTTCAATGAGCTCATCGACCTTTACTGTGATGTGTATCAGGTGATAGTAATTGCGATGGGATACTGGAATGACACAATACCGCCTACAGTCGCAAATATATCAGACCCAATCAAGGAGTATACTACAAAGCATCTTGTTGCTGTAGCACACAAAGATGAGACGAACGACGTAGCTGCTGCAGTTGCTGGATGTCTGAGTGGTGTCGAGCCTTGGGACAAACTCATGTGGAAGACTGTTGACTACATCGACCCAAGCAGCTACTTCACGAAGACTGAGGTAGGAACGTTTGAGGCCGACTACATCAACGTCATCATATGGAAGTCTCAGCTCAATCTAGTCAGTAATGGTCTGACACGCGACACAAGCGATGCATACAAGTACGTTGACCTGGTAAGGACGAGATACTATCTTGAGGAGCTCATAATCGGAACACTAACGGAGCTTCTGAGGACAAGCCACGTCCCATACACGCCTGTCGGCATTAGTATGGTAGCTAGCTCTATACAGGATGCTTGCGAAGCAGCTGTAGGAGCAGGTGCTCTTCGAGTACCCTACATCGAGAATGATGTAGTGAAAAAGGGCTACGAAATACAGATGCCAGTATACGCCAACATTTCAGTCGCTGACAAAGAGGACCGTATCTTGAGGAACGTGTTTATCACAGCTCGTCTGAGAGGACACATCCAAGAGATTACGATGAACTTGGCACTACAAATCTGAGGTGACAAAAATGGTACATGAACCAGTTGTATACGATATAAACAAAGTACACTTGTTTGTAGACAATACTGAGATAGACGACCTTGCTGAGGACGGATTCGGTATTACGCCAGAGGCTGAAAACACACTGATAAAGGGGCTGAAGGGCGATATTGGTTTCAATATCGACCCATCGGATGCTGTGACGATTGTTGTGACTGTCAAATCTTCAAGCCCGAGTCACATCATATTCAACAATCTGTTTAAGTCACAGAAAGCCGGTGGAGCTCCTGTAAAGGTTGAGGCTATTGCAGATGACGACTATGTCGCTTCTGTTGGCTTCAAAAGGCGTGGTGCCCAGTACGCAATGATTCAAACACCTGTGCCGTTCGAGACTGATGGTAAGGAAGCACCAGATATGGAGTATACCTTTATCGGGTACGGCTACATCGACGAAATGGAGTAGATGATTAGATGAAGGACAACAAACCAGTTGGAACACCCAAAGTGCAACCAAGTCCACAACCTGTTGCACAACATCCGGGAGTACAGTCACCGCAACAGGATTTATCAAAAATCTACGTCAGCGACACACCTTTCTCGAAAGAGATTGAGGGTGTGTTGTTTAAGTGGAAAGAGATGCCTGGTGAGGATGTCGTAGAACTTACTGTGCCCAAGGAAGGCAAGAAGTTCAACCAAAAGGAATTCATCAGGACACTTATTGAAACTGTCGTCGTTGAGCCGAAAGGACTCGATGTAAGTAAACTCAAGCCTCTGGTGTATACACTGCTATCAGCCGAAATTCAGGCTTCATTTGGTCTGACTGAGGTGGTGCAAAAAAACTTAGAGAAGAAGTTCGGCGTGAATCAGGCTTCTATGCAGTAGCTCATTTCTTCAATGAGTGCGTAGACGATGTGAAGCGTTGGCCTCTTCCTAAAATGTTGCGCCATCTCTTTTGGATTGAATCACAATTTGGCGAAAGCACCTTTGACGGGAAAAAAGGTAAGGACACTTTTAGTGTACCTTCGTTCCCTGAGATGCCTTCACAATTACCAAAGTCTGAAATAGGTCTTCGTCGTATGATGAAGAATATTCAGTCATTTACAGGGGGACGCTCCGGTGTCTCAAAACAGAAGTACCAATTTAAGTAGGTTCGTGAGCACATGGCAATGGTGATACGCGATTTAGTCATCAAGCTTGGTGCGATGGGTGAAACCGTCGTTAACAAAGCCCTAAGTAGCGTTGGGCTTCAAGCCAATAATACCGCGATGGAGTTGACTAAGCTCCGAACCACTTTTCTTTATTTAGCCTTCGGCTTAATGGCTGCAGGCGGGATGATGTCGCGTTTCGGAAGAACTTTACAAAAATGGACATCCAGTATGAGAGATTCATTTGCCGACCTTCAATATCAAGCGGCAATCACATCGAGTATACTAGGGGGAATGGGAAAGCATCAAAGAGACCTTGCAAATGAAATGCAAAGATTAGGAATCTTGACTGAGTTTACAGCAACCCAAGCTGGGGAAGCGATGCAAAGACTCGCAATGGCTGGTTTTACAGTTGATGAGACGATTGGTGCAGCTGAAGCAACATTACGATTAGCGACAATTGGTCTGATGGAGGTTGCTGATGCTGCTGATATTGCTGCTGGTGTTTATCGTGGATTCAATTATGAGGCAGAAACATCTCTTGAAGTAACAGAGCAACTTTATGGAATAGTTTCACAATTAGGATACGCAATTACTCATTCAGCTATGATGGCTGAAGATTTGGGAGAATCACTTAAGTTCGTAGCAGCAAGTGCTAGTGCTGTTGGATGGACTCTTGAAGATGCTACTGTGGGATTAATGGTAGCGGCCGATAACATGGTTAGGGCAGGTATTGCTGGTAGAGCATTACGAATGTCGTTAGTTCAACTGTCGAAAGTTGTAGGGGCAGCTGACGCTGGTTTTTCAAGCGCTAATGATGTAATCGACCAGTTTGGTCTTCAATTTACTGATGCAGAGGGAAGGTTAAAAGGATTTATCGAAATTGTAATTGAGCTTCAAGATGGATTATCGGAATTATCTGACCTCGAGAGACAAGCAGCATTAGCCGCATTGTTTGGTACAAGAGCAGTTACATTTTGGTCAGCCGCAATGGGTGAGTCAAGAGAAGAACTTTATAAGAGAGACCTTGGACTGAAAGCAGCCGCTGCGAAGGAAGCGATTTTCAATAAACTTCATCGTGACGGTGCCGAAGTTTTAATGCAATGGAGAGACGAAATTGGTGAGGGTGAATCTGCAATAACTTTTCTAACTACCAAAATGGGATTTACGAAAGATGCGGCTGAAGATATTAATGAGGTCATTACCAATAATACAGTCACATTTGAAGAGTGGACAAAGATAGTGAAGGAAGCATCCGTTACTGCTGATATTGTCGATGAGAGATTGTCAACATTAAAAGGCAGTATGATTTTGCTTGCTTCGTCTGTTGATGCTCTCTATGCGTCATTTGGAGAGGCATTATCACCAGTTATGAAAAAGTGGTATGACCTATTGAAAATGATAGCCGATGCAATTACTAAACTACATCCTTGGATTAGAGCGATAATTGGTTTACTCATTTTGCTTGGAGGCACTTTTCTTACATTAGCTGGTCAAACACTTACTATGGCAGGTAGTCTTGCAATGCTTATGGCGGCAATGATGATGTTAAGAAAAGATGTAGTTAAGACTATGAGTATGAATCAGTTACTTGTCTTTTCATTCAAGGAACTACGTGCCGCTGCATGGGGAGCAACAAAGGCGTTCATAAGATTTGCAATTAGAGGAATCGGTTCGATATTATTATATGCGGCACCACTTGTTGCTGCAATACTTTTGGTTCAGCATGTATTTCAAAAATTAGGGCCCGTTATGGGTACTATTGCTACTGCAGTTGCAGCTGTAGCACTTGCTTTTTACTATATGAGATTACGCATTTGGATGGCTGGCAAAGCCGCAGTCAAGGCTACAGTTGAAACATCAATGTACGCTGCCGCAAATGAAGGTCTGACAGTAACTGCAGGATTTGTATCTGCTGCAGAGACAAGGAAAGCATTGGCTATAGGTCGAACTAGCATAACTACAAGAATAGCTACATTCGCCTCAAATGTCTATACAGGAGCACAAATGAGACTAGCCGCGGCATTTGCATGGGTCAAAGCAGCTGCTTTCTCTGCAAGTGTAGGATTTAGTGTGATGTTACAACGTATGTGGGCTGCTGTTGTTGGTTCACAGGTTTTGAAAATGGCTCTTATTTCCTTACTTGCAGTCATGGGTGCATTAGGTATTGGACTACTTGTATTTAGTGCACTCGCTAGTAAACAAATGGAACACAGCGTTATACCTGATGCATTCGAAAGTGGTTCAATGCACATACAACACTCTATGGAAGGTCTTTCTGACTCTCTATCAGCAACAGATTTATTTTCAGGAATGAAACCTTCAGTACCAGTTGCTGCGGGAGCCGGTACACCTGTATTAGGTAGAAGACCTGTTGTGATAGCACCTTCGACTCAGATTACATATCAGGGTGGAATTACATTAGGAGGAGATGAACGAACACTTAAAAAGATGAAAGATATGGTTTCTGAAGGAATTGAAGATGCAGTTAAGAAATCTCTTCTTGAGGCCGAACGTTCGATGAGAGAGGATGTGTGGAAATGACGACAGCATCTTATAATTCAAATATTACGATTGACGGCACTGTTTACAAGGGCGCAAATGTAGTTAAGATGAAAGCTGAAACCAATGTGCCTTCTTATCAGACCGACCAAGGATTTTCTATTGTTGACCATCTCGCTCCACAACCGATTGAGTTTAGTATTGATTTGACATTCTATGATGAATGGGGAGATGATAAAACTCTATCTCAAAATCGAAATATGCAATATAACAGGCTGATGCAGATAAGACGAGAGAGAAAGTCTTTCACATTCATAAGTGATTTTGGTACATTCGAAGATATGGTTATAACTCGATTTGAACCAGAGCAGACAGATAAGTCAAATAATACATTCGTAGTTTCATTGGATATCAGGCAGATAGTTCGTGCTACAATATCGTTGTTTAGCACTCCTCTTATTTATGACGAAGATGGTGCATTAGTAAATGTGGGAAGTGTAGGTGGTAGTGGAGTTGAGGTTGCTCTATCAGTAGTAGACCCACTACCCGAGAATGAAAAGTCGTGGCTTGAAATAATTTGGGATTTGGCAACGGATTGGTGATACTATGGTTGATACTGTTAATCATTTTAAGATTCCATTTCTTCATAACTTGGGTATGCCTCAAAATATATATGTGAGGTTTAGAGACACGATGTATCAGGTATGGTATCGCAAGAATTCATATGACGATTCATTAATTATTGAACTATATGACCCAACAAGTGCAAGACTTCTATTCGTAGGTAAGATGGTGGAAAATGGTCCTAGTCTAATAAAGGATGAACATTATCTCACTTTATTTGTTTTATTCTGCAAAGACCCGAATTTAGATAATCCTGACATTTGGGCGCTAATAAAGGAAAATGTTGAGGAGGCTATCGCATAGTAAGATTTACAGAGTTACTAATTCAACCTTCATACGATGATGTAGTTTACTGGGGTACATATCTTGGACTCTCTGAGTACCAATATTACTCGCAGTTCTACACACAAACAGAAATTTGGTTGATGCAGCAGAGCGGAGCTCTATCCTTAGGTCCTAAGAGCGTTAGGATACATACAGGCAGGTTTTTAGATAATAATGGCCAAAAAACATGGCAAGATGGGGTTACTATTCACTTCGATGTAGGTAAGAGAGATGAGGAAGATACAGAAAAGGGTGAACTTAAGATTTTTAACCTTTCCAGTGAAATAATCAGGAATATTAGACCTAATTATTATATAATGGTCAAGTCAGGTTATATGGAACATTACGACACAATCTTCGTTGGTACTATTAAAGGAGTGAATACCTCGCGAAAAGACGGAGATATGATTACAACAATTACCTGTCGTGGAACTGGAGATGAGATTAGAAAAGCAACAGTTGAATCAACAACGTATGATGAACAAGTTAGCAGAAAGACCACTACATGGAGAGAATATCTCGATGTTCTGACTAGTTCGATTGCTAACGAAATATCTTATGTATTCGTAGGCATGGACCCGGATGTAGTAATGTGGTCAGATATGTATAATGCTACGGGTGAGTTAGAATTGCCTTCTTCTGTTAACAATACTGTGGGTGGAATGCTTGACTACATTATGGAGGCATGTGGCGAAGGAAAATATAAAACACAGTGGACTGTAGTTAATAATCGTATCTACTTATGGAGAGGGGGAGAATTTCCTTTAACTGTCAGATTAACTCCGCTCTCTGGATTGATTTCACATGCATATTCGCCCGATATGTCAAGAACAGGTATTTATGAAACGGCTGATGCTGAGGAAGTGGGAGCTGAATATAAAGTGAAGTGTATTTTGCTTTATGACATAATGCCCGGATTTCGAGTTGCTATTCAACCAATATTATCCGAAGATGCTTACGTATATAAGATTAAGGAAGTGAACTTCAAAAGTGATGATGACGTACATGAATGTGAATTTTTAGCAGAGAGAGTTGGCACTATTGTTGAAGGATTCATCCACTGGCAAAGAGAAAGTGGATATCGGCGTGGACCCTATAGACCAGGAGGTTTAGCAATATGAGTATGGCCACAATAGTAAGAAAAATTTGTCGAACTGAAATCGATAGATTGTGGACTACAGCTATTGCTCGAGTTGATGCTGTCTATAGGGAAGAGGGGAGAGTTCGCATTACGATGAAGGATACAATTAATGGGGAGACTATTACATTACCTTCTGTTCCTGTTGTAATGCCCAAGCACGGAAACAGTGCAATATTAATGCCAATTAGTGTTGGAGATACTGTTGTAGTTGCTTTTATGAAGACGAGTACGTCAGGTTCTCTGAGGGATGGAGACATACATCCTGGACTACGTCAGCAATGGACTTTAAAGAATGCAGTTGTAATTGCAACAGTTCCACTTGATACGGAGTTGGGTAATGTCCTTTATGGTGATGAAGTTTATGAAATTCCAGAGAGCGGGATTCATATCGTTAGTGATGAAGGAATAAGAGCAATATCGCCTTGTGTTGATATTCCAAGTCCAATATTACAGGGGTCAGAGGAAGGAGTAGATTCGACTACAAGTGGGTCATATGTTGAAGCTTTCAGGTATAATTTCGTCACAGGACCGTGGAAGTATGTAATACACTACGCCTGTGCAATTTCAAATTCGTCGGGAGGGCAAAGAGTTGGAATACGAATTCAATTTGACGATACAATTACACTGAACGAAGGTGAAAGGTCGCCGGCATCTGGAGGAGCTTACTCTAATGCAAGTGGAATTTACTTTCTTGACTTGACAGGTGAAGGCCCGGGTCCAAACTCACATCATATTGATTTCGATTTCTTACGACCAAGTGGTGGAACAGCGTATATTAGAAGGAAGAGAATAGTAATTTATAAGGTAATTGAGAATGTGGGGTGTCCAATACCATGAGCGAACATATTTATGAGTATGATGGAAAGATTAAGAATCCGCCTGATATAGAATCAGGTTACACTGACCCTGATGGAACGTATCATATGACGAGTGGGATTCAGTATGACGTACCTCGTTCTGATATGATAAATAAAGATATCGATTACTGTTTCTGGAGTCAAGAAGAAGGAATACTTTACGTCCATTGGAAAAGTGAGTTATCAGCCGAGGATAAAGCCAAACTCGATGTGATTGTTCAGAATAACTTACAGGAGGAGGAATAATGACGTTTCAAGAGACGTTTAAGGTGATTGATAACCCAGAAGGGTTTGATGTTGTCTTCGATGCTACGAATAATCTCGAGATGATTACCAATAGTGATAAAGTAGCACAGGATATTACGATTCTATTAAAGACACAGACTGGAGAAGATATCTTTCACCCACAGTTTGGCTTTAATTTCAGAAGTGTAGTCGATGCTTCACAACT